GTACAGCGATTAATTGAGAAATATAAAAAACTTGAGGGTGTATGGAATGCTGAAGGAGCAGAACTAGCTCGTCAAATTTTTCTGCAAGACTTGGAACAACTAGATAAACCGCAACCAGTCAAAGTTAAGAAGTTTGTGGCTGAATGGATTGAGGAAGCTAGAAAAGCTTGTAAAGTGGCAGAATTATTCGAATTTGATTTCACGAACGATGAAGTTAGGAAATGGTTTATGCAAGAAAGACCATTTGATTTAGTTGCTCGTGCATGGCTTGACGGCTACGAGGTCGAGGAAGAGAAGCGGTATATTGTTAGTCTGAATAATGGGCAACCTTTGACTAAAACGCAATCAGGGAAGGTTCTTTATTTTAACCAAAATATAATTACTGGAAATTATAAATTCACCCGCAAAGAACTTGAAGAAGCTGGTTTCGGCTGGGTGTTCGATTGTGAGGGTGTTGAAGTTGAGGAGGTGGAATAATGGGAGATATACGAATACTAGACGCTTGTTGTGGCAGTCGTATGTTTTGGTTTGATAAAAATGAGAGTCATACAACTTTCATGGACATCAGACAAGAAAAATTTGAAATACATGGGAAAAAGGTAAACGTAAACCCTGACGTTGTCGGAGATTTTCGTGATATGCCATTCGATGATGAAACATTTAATCTAGTAGTATTCGATCCGCCACATTTGAAATGGGTAGGTCAAAACTCAATTATGCGATCACAATATGGCGAGCTGGATAAAGTTACCTGGCCGGAAGATTTAGCCAAGGGTTTTGAAGAATGCATGAGAGTTCTAAAAGTTGGAGGTACTCTAGTTTTTAAATGGTCTGATTGTCAAATCAACGTTAAAGAGGTTCTTAAATCTGTACCTTTTAAACCATTGTTTGGACAACAAAGAGGTACTACGCATTGGATGACGTTTATGAAATTTGAGGAGGTCACAGATTGAAACGATTCATAGCAATCTGGATTCTGGTATCTGCTGGACTAAACATCTGGCAGATGGACAGGATTCGAGATTTGGAAGAGAAGAAGCCGCTGGTTATCTATAAGGCGGATAACGCAGGCGCTGAGATTTTTGGTAAGGTCGTCGAGAAGGGGCGGCACGGCAAGTTATACACGCTTACTATTCGTGACTACGGCATTTTCGTAGTTACTAAGGACGTGTATGAGAAGATTAGAGTAGGGGATGAGGTACTACTATGAACATACTAGAAAAAGTCAAACAATGGTTTATTGACCGTGATTTAGAAAACGGTGGACGACTAGACAAGCAGTCATTAAAACTTAGCGAAGAGTTCGGTGAGTTGTGCGCAGGCTATCTCAAGAAGAATGAGAAGCTGACCAAGGATAGCATTGGAGATTGCGCAGTCGTGATTGTCGGTCTGGGATTGTTGAGCAAAGTGGATTTGGATAGTATTTTTGAAGAGTCGAAGAATGTTAGAAAGAACGATATTATGACATCATTCGCGTACGCAAATACATGTATTAGCAACATTCAAACAGAACAACATCTGAAACTTATGACCTTACGTATAAAATCATTGACTCTATTGATTGGTCATCTAAAATCAATCAGCAAGTCGCTAGGTTATGATTTTGAAGAGTGTTTTGAACTGGCATACCAAGAAATCAAAGATCGCAAGGGGCGTTGGATTGATGGCAGCTTTGTGAAGGAGGAGGATTTGGCATGACACCAAAATTTAGAGTGTGGGATAGCGTAGAAAAGAAATTCGTAGAACATTTTTTTATCACAGATAACGGCTTGATTTGCAACATGGAAAAACCAACATCGGACTCCAAACTTCTTATTCCTATCGAAAAGTCAGAATTGATCCTCATGCAATCAACAGGACTCAAGGATAAGAACGGGGTGGAGATTTTCGAGGAGGATGTGGTTTCTAGGAATAGTGGAATGCCCAGCGTAGTCAAATTTGGTAAATGGATTTATGAGGAAGATTTTGGATATAAAATAAAAAATATCGGGTTTCACCTTAATTCTAGTTATGATGATGAATGGTTTCAAGCTATGGACTATGAAGATATTCGCAAGAATTATGAAGTCATTGGCAATATCTACGAAAACCCAGAACTTTTGGAGGATAAGGAATGAACCCAGAAATAATTGACAATATAAACAAACCAAGCCACTACCAAGGTGCAAACGGTCTTGAGGCTATCGATGTTGTGCATAACTTCGTTGGGAGCCTTTCCGGAGCGTCTGCTTTCTTTTGGGGCAACGCAATCAAGTATATGCTACGGTTTCAAAAGAAAAACGGTCTGGAAGACCTGAAGAAAGCACGTAAGAACCTTGATTGGTTGATTGAGGAATTAGAGAAGAACTAAAAAAGCCCAATCCATAAGGACTAGGCTTCAAAGATGAAGTTGTAGAGTTGGACAACCTTCTGAAAACTGGTTGTATCCATGGTTGTGATTTTTTGAGCCTTTCGCTCTCTAAAGTCAAAAGTATAGAGTTGGAGTGGATTGACAGAGCCATCTACCTTATTGGAACGCACAGGAACGAGCAGGCCTTGTTCTTCTAGTCTGCTTTGACCGTGTGTAATAGGGCATACAGCAACAAATCCCGTCCGCTCCGAATATTCTCTACGCGAGACGACAATAGCAGGACGGCGTTTCTGAATCTCACGTCCAACAGACGGGTCAAAGTCAATCCAGATGATGTCCTGTTTTTCTGGAATGTAATCATATTTCGCTGTCAAGGAATCTTACCCCCTCAAAGTCATCTTCCATGCGTAGGTCTGCATCTCCATTAAATGGGTCTGGAATTTTTGGAGCTAGGACAATGACATTATCTACACCCTTGTAGACAAACATTTCCTGACCTTCTGGAACATTGAGTGTTTTCGGAATGGTCACAGTGACAGAGTTCCCAACCTTACGAGTTTTAACAGTATTCATTTGTTTCTCCTTTATTTAGTATACATACAGTATACACCTAAAAACGGAGCAAAGCAAGAAAAAAGCCAGCACAGCTGACTCCTTTGTGATATGTTCGCTAAAAATATTATATCATAAAGGAGCGATGTTGTGAGGTTATTAAAAAGCGTTGACGTGCAATTTACCAAAAAAAATGTATATGACGTTCTAGAGAGTTATCGCTCGTATGTCCGAATGGCAGGCGCTGAGTATTTGCCTAAAATTACAACGACCTACTCATTTGAACCAAAGACGTTTACTGGTAAGAACACAGCCACTGAGAATATGGTTATCGAACATGTGGATGCAGAGGCAGAGGTTTTGGAAATTGAGAGAGCTGTGAACTGCATTATGGATCCATACGTTCGGCAGGTTATAGCAAAGAAGTACATGGATATGAAAATCCAATTATCAGACAAGGCTATCTATATGGACTTAGGCTATTCTGAAAGTGAGTTCTATCGCATGCTTAGTAGAGGTGCTTTGGAATTTGCGGAAGCCTATCGAAAAGGTAAGTTGATTGTCTATCGTAAAATTTTGGGAGATATTTGCAAGTAAATTGCTAGGAAATGGTTTATTTTACATGGTAGAATAGTATTGTCAAGTGATAGGTCAATTGACGTCTCCTTTATAATTTATTATATTTTTCCGAGGTTTCGGCCTCTTAGACAGTAAGGACAGGTTAGCAGGTTGTTTGGGTCTCCTTGAAACTTTTACCAAACGTGCGTTTTACTGCTAGACCAGTTGGTTCGATTCCAGCTGCTGTCATTTGAGTGTTTGTGTCCCAGAATGGGGTAGGCAGTAGGCTTAGCATTCATATATCACTCATTAACTTACAAATGGTTGCGGAGCGACTAGACCTTGCATGATTGCGTAGCTAATTATACTCCGGATAAGTTATAAGCTAGAGGGTTTGATTCCCTCAGAGGTTGTAAAGACTACAAAAAATAAAAAAGAAGTCAAAATTTAATACACACGCAAGGTAGTAGTCGTCTTGCAAGAAGGTCGCACATCGTGTGGCTTTTTTTGATTATTCGAAAGGTGGTGATGGACATTGGGTTAAATCAAAGACAAAAGATGTTTGCGAGCGAGTATTTGAGGACTGGTAATGTCTATCAATCCGCAATATTCGCAGGTTATAGTGAAGCGTATGCTAAAACAACCGCTAGTAAATTGCTAGAAAATGCAAGCGTTAAAACGTTTATACAAACCGAAACTGAAAAGATGCACGATGAAAATATTTTGAGCGCTAAAGAGGCTCTTTCGATTCTCTCAGACATTGCAAGAGGCCAGCGACTTGAGGAAGTTTTGATGATGAACCCTGTCACTGGTGAGGTGGATAGAGTTACGAAAAAGGCAGATAATAACACAGTTATTAAAGCGATAGCTGAGATATTGAAGCGTTATCCGACTGCTAAACAAGCTGAGAAACTAGAACTTGAAATCGAAAAACTTAAATCACAAATCGGTGTGGATAATGAACAAGACGATAAATTGATAGACTTCGCCAAGGCTTTGAGAGGTGCTTTTGATGACAAATAAATTTACAAAGCGACAAGAAGAAGTGCTTACACGAGTATTGAATGATGATTTTTTTATCTGTGGTCTCCATGGTGCAAAACGTTCAGGTAAAACTGTTCTAAACAACATGGTCTTCATGAATGAGATTGCACGAGTGAGAGAAACAGCGGATAGATTAAACATAGATGAGCCGATGTATATCTTAGCTGGAACATCTTCAACATCGATACAAAACAATATCATTCAGGAGCTGTATAACATGTTTGATATTGAACCTAAATACGATAAGCACGGAGCTTTTACCCTTTGCGGTGTCAAGGTAGTTCAAGTCTACACCGGTTCTATATCTGGTTTAAAACGCGCCCGTGGTTTTACTGCTTTTGGAGCTTATGTAAACGAGGCATCTCTTGCTAACGAACAAGTATTCAAGGAAATCATCTCACGTTGCTCAGGAGAGGGTGCTAGGATTGTTTGGGATAGCAACCCAGACATCCCGACACACTGGCTCAGACGGGATTATATCAACTCTGGAGACGATATGATCATCGACTTTCATTTTAAGTTAGATGATAATACATTCATGTCTGACAGATACCGAGAGAATATCAAGAATGCGACACCAGCTGGTGTATTTTATGACCGAGATATTCTTGGTCTGTGGGTGACTGGTGAGGGCGTCGTCTATCGTGATTTTAGCGAGAATATGGTTGTAGATAACGTACCAGAAGATATCACTAAAGTCTATGCTGGTGTTGACTGGGGATATGAACACTTTGGCTCTATTGTTGTCATTGGAGAAACATCTGGCGGTTCAGCTTATCTGTTAGAGGAACACGCTCATCAGTACAAAGAGATAGATTTTTGGGTAGACCTCGCTAAGAATATCAAGGAACGATACGGGAATATTACGTTCTGGGCAGACAGTGCACGACCTGAACACGTTGCTAGATTTCAAAGAGAGCAATTAAGAACATTCAACGCTAATAAAGCGGTATTGTCTGGTATTGAAGAAGTAGCCAAGCTGATGAAAGCTGGGCGTTTTTTTGTTGTATCAAACAAGGTCAGCAAGTTCAAAGATGAAGTCTACCAATACATCTGGAACGAAAAGACAGGCGAACCAGTGAAAGAGAATGACGACGTACTAGATGCGGTGCGTTATGCGATTTACTCGCAACATTCGCAACCAAAAGCAACCGTCCGCAGACGTTCTGATTATGGTCTATAGAGAGGAAAGACATGTACCAATATTTAACCTATCCACGGGATGGATATGATGAGGGTTCTTTGAAGAAAGACCTGATTTACAAATTGATAACGATGCATAACACTGAAAGCTCACATTTGAAGAAGCTTAAAAGCTACTATTTGGGTGAGCATGCTATCTTAGAACACACGAGACGCAACGTGAACGCACCTAATTACAAGACGGTAGCCAATCATGCCAAGGATATCGCAGACACGGCTACGGGCTATTTTATGGGCAATCCTATCAAGTATAACAATACTGCTGACGGTGATATCGATGAACTACTTACAGCCTTTGATGGTGCTGAAATTGACCAAGTAGATGCTCAGAATGCTTTGAACATGGCTATCTATGGTCGTGCTTACGAGTACATCTATGCTAAAGAGGGTATGGCTGAGTTGGATTCAACTAGTATTGATCCGGAGAATACTTTCATGGTCTACGATGATAGTATTGAGCGGAAGCCTTTGTTTGCGGTCTATTACTATGAAGTAAAAGACGATACGAAAGACACTACCAAGTACCAGGCTGAGGTTTTTACCGAAAATCTGCACTATCACATGGTGCTGAGAAGTACAGATTCAGGAACAACTCAGAATGAGCAGGTAACCCCTCACAACCTTGGGCAAATCCCAATTATCGAATATCGCAACAATCACTTTGCAATTGGTGACTATGAGCAACAAATTAGCTTGATAGACGCTTATAATTCCTTGATGGGGAATCGTGTCAATGATAAGGAACAGGCTGTAGAGTCTATACTTGTCTTGTATGGCACGCAGTTAGCAGACACTCCAGAAGACGCTAAGGTAGCAATGAAGATTCTTTCTGAAGAAGGTCTTTTGGAATTGCCGGGCGATAGTGCAAGGGCTGAGTTCTTGAAGAATACGCTGGACGAAAGTGCTACTGAAATCTTGCGTACAGCTCTTAAAGAGGACATCTACACATTTAGCCATGTGCCTAATTTGACTGATGAGAATTTCGCAGGGAATACTTCGGGGGTGAAATAGTTGCCCTCCTCAAAGGTAACTTTGAGGTAATAAATCGGGTTAAAATTGGAAGGCGCAAAACAGTAATAACCTAGATATTTATATTCTGTTATGGTATAATAAGAGTATAATAATCTAGGAGAAGATGAATGATAAAAGATAAAATGCACAAACATCTAAATCAAGTTTATTACTCTATGTTAGCAAGGTGTTATGATGAAAAACATTGGGCTTATAAATGGTATGGGAAACGTGGAATAGGTGTTTCTGATGAATTTAGTGATGTAGCTAAGTTCAGAAGTTGGGCAATGCAAAACGGAGTAGAATTTGGTTTGCAATTAGATAGGATAGATAATGACAAAGACTACTCACCAAGTAATTGTAGGTGGGTTCCTGAACATACAAATAAACGTAATCGTTCTGATAACGTTAAGTATAAGGGATATATCTTGAGAGACTATCTAAAAAAATTATCTGAAGAAAACAACATTTCTTTTTCAACTCTTGTCTACAGATATTATCGTTCCATAAAACGAGATGATATAATCGTTAATGATGAAACAATAGATGATATCTTATTGAATTATAAAAAATACGATTTAAGACAATTTTCAAAAGGTGTGGACATGTCTGGTAAGACAATTGTTCGAGATGAAAAAGGGAGATTTGTGACATATTACTGAAGCTAATCAATTACCACTGCTGGTAGAAATATCAGTAAGGTTTAACGACTAGATAGAGTAAGCTAAGTGAGAAACGGTACATAGTATCGTTTTTTTTATATGCAGAAATATCCACGAAATCCGACACCCTGATAAGGGTGAAGAGATAGTCTGAACTTACGGGAAACCGTAAGAAGTAGAGGATAAAGAGCCTCTACGGTAACAAAATTGAGCTATGGAATTCAAGCTAATGGGCCTTGAGATGATTACCAAGACCAAGGAAGCGAACTACAAGCGTGGATTAAGACAGCGTATTGCGATTTTTGCTCATTACTTGGGTATGAAACAGATTGCACTAGAGTCTCATTCAATCGTTCCACAATTCAGCCGTGGTTTGCCCAAAAACTTGCTGGAAATCTCTCAGATTGTGAACAATTTGGAAGGTAAAGTGACCAATAGGCAGCTTATTTCTCTCTTGCCGTTTGTGGAAGACCCTGACGCTGAGCTGGAAGCCTTGGAAGAAGAGAAAAAGAAGAACATGGAAGACATGTCGATGTTCAACAAAGACAACACGAAACCCGAAGACGAGGTAGAGGATGAAGAATCAGGAGTATTGGGCGAAGAGGAAAGCCAATCTGATTTACCAGCAGATGGACAAGGCCGAAAAGCAGGCAGACCAGTTCGATAAGGTCTATCAGGAAGCCAAGACTTACTTGGATAAGGAAGTCAATAAGATTTTTGATAAGTTCCAACGTGATTATGGTCTAAGTCAGGTAGACGCTAGACAAGTTTTGAAGAACATGAAAGACAAGAAAAATCTGAATGAACTTCGTAAAGTACTTGAAGCAAGACCGAATGCCCCGAACATCCAAAGATTACTAGCTGACTTAGACAGCCCAGCTTATTCTTTTCGTATGAAGCGCCTAGAGCGTTTGAGTGATGATTTAGATCGTATGCGTGAATCTATCTATCATTCAGAGAAGACGGGCTCAGACGCCTTCTATAGCGACCTGATGAAGGATAGTTACTACAAGGCTACCTTTGACCTGCAACAGCAGACAGGGCTGGCATATGGCTTTTCTGGGCTTCCTGAGAGCGAGATTAAACATCTACAGTCTTTTAGTTGGGTAGGAGATGGAAGTACCTACTCAACAAACATCTGGAAGAATACGGGGAAGCTTACTTCTAGCATAAAAGATGAACTACTCATGAGCCTCATGACAGGAAGAGGAACACGAGAAACGGCACAAGCAATTGCTGAACGATTCGATGTCGGTCAGAATGATGCGAGGCGTTTGGTTCGGACAGAATCAGCCTTTTTTCATAACCAAATGGAACTACTCAGCTATGAAGAAGCAGACATAGAGAAGTATATCTTTGTAGCCGTCTTAGACAAGCGTACATCACATATCTGCCAAGAGCACGATAATAAGGTCTATGATAGGGATAAGGCTACCCCTGGCGTCAATTGTCCGCCTATGCACCCTTGGTGTAGGTCTACTACTGTCGCATACGACGAGGACGCAGACTACAGCAAGTTGAAGCGCAGAGCAAGGAATCCAGAGACAGGTAAGACCGAGCTAGTACCTGCTGATATGACTTATAAAGAGTGGTATAGCAAGTATGTTGCGAAAGATGTAAAAAATGAAATACAAGATTACAAGAAAAGTGACCAAACCGTTTCAAGATATAATACCCAAAAATTGTTTTCTGATGTTAGTAACGCATGGGATGAAATTGGGAAGGGTGGATTATCGAAAGAACAACTCGTAGGCTTACTAAAATCTGAATATGAATTAGGTAATTTTTCGAGTGATATAACCAAATTGATAGGAGTAAGTTCTGCTTATATAGATGTTAGCAGTTTAGCTACTTCATTAGTGAGACATGGACAACAGTATTCCTTAGATGAGTTTATGTTAATAAAAGAGGCAGTTCAAAAACCTTATTTGATTCTAGATAATTCAGAGAGGGTTGAAAAATCAATTATTTCATATGTAAAAATACCTAACAAAGATAAGGTCATTATGGAAGCGGTGATGGTGCCACGAGATGAAATGCTAGTCATTCACTTTAACAAGGTGGGGATTCGTCAAGTTAAAAAGAATGGAAAAAATATGTTGACGCTTTACAAAAAGGAAAAATAGTGCTATACTTTTGGTAAAGATAGAGGTTGAGAATCTGTCACCAACGCGCCACTTATAGTGGGTCGAGAAATGCAGGAGCCCCGACAGTCCTGCCTATCTTGCGCTTAGATAGTAATCTAGGCGCTTTTTTGTTGCAATAAACCACTATAAACCGCATCGAAATCGAGGCGGTTTTCTTATGCCCTAACCGTATGGAATCCCGTACGGTTTTTATATTGTCCAAGCATTGAAGACACTAAAAGCTATGGAAATTACAGTCGGGGACGACTTTAAAAATAGGAGGTTCGCAATGAACGAAGAAACACAAACAGTCGAAACGGTTGAAGAACAAAAGGTACCTGCAGAACCTGCACAACAACCGCAAGACGAGAAGAAGTACACGGACGCAGATGTCGATGCTATCATCGATAAGAAGTTTGCCAAGTGGAAGTCAGAGCAAGAAGCCAAGGAAAACGAAGCTAAGAAGCTTGCTAAGATGAACGCTGATGAAAAACAGAAATATCAGTTGGATCAGCGTGAGCAAGAACTAGCTGACCGTGAAAAGGCTATTGCTCGTAAGGAATTGACCGCAGAGGCTAAAGCAATGCTAAGTGAACGTGACTTACCTGTTGAGTTAGTAAATGTAGTTGATTTGACAAGCGCAGAGACGGTATCGCAGTCCGTAGCAGTATTGCAGAAATCATGGGAACAAGCTGTGCAGAAAGGCGTGCAAGAAAAGCTAAAAGGCGGAGCTCCAATGAAGCAAGCACCAGTTGACAGCGACGGTGTCACAAAAGAAGAATTTGCTCGCATGGGTTATCAGAGTCGAAATGAACTCTATCAAAAGAACCCAGAACTCTATAAGAAATTGAAAGGTTAAAATAAATGACAGCAGGACAAACTAAACTAGCCACTATGGTTAACCCAGAAGTGATGGCGGACATGGTTTCCGCTAAACTACCTAAATTGATTAAATTTACTCCACTTGCTTATGTGGAAACAGCACTCCAAGGACAACCAGGGAACACTCTAACAGTTCCAGCATGGGAGTACGCAGGAGATGCGACTGAGGTTGGAGAAGGTCAAGCTATTTCTCCAGACAAATTGACTACTAAAAAGACTACTATGACCATCAAAAAGGCTGCTAAAGGTTATGAAATTACCGATGAAGCTCTTTTGTCAGGTCTTGGTGACCCACTAGGTCAAGCCACTTACCAGCTTGGTTTGGCTATTGCTAACAAGATTGATGATGATTTGGTAGCGGTGGCTAAGACTGCAACACAGCACGTTGCAGAAACTCCAACAACTCTTGAGGCAATTGATAAGGCTCTTGATATTTTTGAGGATGAAGAAGATGCACAGTATGTTGCTATCATCAACCCTAAAGATGCTACTAAGCTAAAAACTGACGTAGCAAAAGAATGGACTAAAGGTTCAGAGCTTGGAGCAAATATGGTTGTTTCTGGGACCTTTGGTGAAGTTGCTGGTGTGCAAATCGTCCGCTCTAAAAAAGTTGAAGAAGGTAAAGGTTTCCTTGTCAAAGTGTCTCCTAGCCAGACTCAGACAGATGATGCCAATAAATATGGTGCGTTTGTTATCATGCTAAAACGTGATGTGGCTATCGAAACAGACCGTGACATCCTTAAAAAGACAACGGTTATCACTGGTGACAAACACTATGGTGTTTACCTATACGACCCTACACGAGTTGTAAAATTCGGTGAGTAAGAGGTGATGATATGAGCTTATTGCTACGACGTCATTATATCCAAGAGGAGCAAGCTGGCCAGTATTCTGATTTAGAAAATAAGACTTTAGAAGAGTTGAAGAATCTAGCTAAAGAAGCTGGCATAACTGGTGCCTATAAGTTATCAAAAGCTGAAATTGTAGAGGTGTTGGAGGATTTAAAAAGTGAAATTTAAAGTCAAACAAGATTTCTATGATTGGGAATTAAATGTGAAACGACTGGCAGGGGAGGAACTTGAGATTACTGAGGAGCGCTATGCCGAGCTGGCAGATAATTTCGCCAGCAATGGTGTCGCTATCTCAGACGTTCTTGAGGAAATTCTCCCTGAGCCTGAGTTTTTAGAAGAGGATTGATATGTCTATAGAGTTGCTGAAGAAAATGACAGGCGAAGAAGATACTCAGCTTCTCATGTTGCTCCAAACGAGGGCTACAAATCTTATCTTGTCAGAGACGAATCGCACATCTTTGACACCTGCTTTAAGTCGCTTAATACCTGAGGTTGCTATCGAACTCCACAACCGCTCAGGAGCGGAAGGAGAGCATTCCAGAACCGAGGGTGGTATAGCAGTAGTCTACGGAGAAAACGGCCTGTCTACGGGTCTTTTACAGCGTATACGCATGCACAGATTAGCAAGGGTGGCAGGTCATGTTTTTGAAGCAGAGTAGACTGAAACCTTATCCAATGCGACGGTTTGAAAAGACTGTCACAGAGGAAGGCGTCGTAAAAGAAGGATATGCCAAGGAAGCTGAGACAGTCCGCCTTGAGTTGTGGCCAGCTAGCAGTAAGCTACAATCTGAGATGTATGGTGAGCGTGTCAATGATATTTTGAACGCAAATGCCAACAAGTCAGCTACTATCAAAGTGAAAGATGGTGTGTGTATCGATAGCCCGACGGAAGTGACTCACAGGGTTATCTCTAAAAAGGTCTACACATATCATCAAGTTTTGGAGTTAGAGCGTGTCAGAGCTACGAGGGGCAGATAGGCTCATAGCTAAATGTAGACGATTGGCTAGTAAAAAAACTGGCGAGGATATCGTCTTACGTGCGGTACACAATGCTGCTATAAAGGTTGTCCAAGCTGATGCTAAAAGACTAGCACCAGGCAACAATGGAGAACTTAGAAACAGTATCAAGACTAGGGTTAAAATGGACGGAGATAAGGCTATAGGTGAGGTTTACACAAATCTACACTATGCTCCTTATGTTGAGTTTGGAACAGGACCCAAGGGTCAGGCTAGCCATTCTGGTATCTCTCCAGAAGTCAGCGTGACTTATCGCTCTAGTCCGTGGTATGTGCATGAAGACCAAATCAATGTAGGGCCTTACCACTTTCAAAAGATTGGGGAGTTCTACAAGATGTATGGTCAACCTGCTCAGCCTTATCTTTATCCAGCTTTGAGAGACAATCAAGAGCGTGTGTCTAAGAATATTTCGGATTATGTCCGTAGAAAGATAAGAGAACAAATAAAATGATTAATATCAAGCCTGTTATTTATAAAGAATTGCAAAAGGTTGCAGATAATGTGACTGATACGTATCCTAGCGATTGGGAGACTTTTCCAGTCGTTATTTTTTTGGAAGAACAAAACAAGCCGGGTGATTGGTTTGATGACCAGGAACAAAAATCCTCTATCCGCTACAAGGTGGATATCTTTGATGATACAAGCACTAGTGAGTTAGCTGTTAAAATCAATCAGATTTTTGAGTCTTTAGGTTTACGAAGAACCGACTGCCAAGACGTGCCAGACCCGTCCCATTTGAGACATAAGGTCATGCGTTTTGAAGGGGTTGTTGACTTACACTCAGAGCTTGTTTTTCAATTTAGAATGGAGAATTAAACATGTTAGCAAACGGAATTACGCTTTCTTATAGCGAAACCAAAGGTAGCTATACTAAGCTTGTTGGATTGAAAGAAGTACCAGGGTTTGGTATCGAACCTGAAAAAGTAGAGAACACTACTCTTGAAGATAAAGTTAAGAAGTACGAATTTGGTATTGGTGATGCAGGGGAATTGGAGTACAAGTTCTCTTATAACAATTCAAGCGAAACTGCTCCTTACCGTGTATTGCGTAAGGCAGCAGACGACAAGAAGAAACTCTACTTTGAACAAGCTTATCCAGACGGTACTAAGGTCAATTTTGAAGGCCAAGTATCTGTTAAACTGGGCGGTGGCGGTGTCAATGCCGTTATCGAGTTCACACTTAAGATTGCATTGCAGTCAGAATTGGAATTTACAGACGGTCTTGGAGGTTAATTAAATGGCGTTACCTTACTCAATTTGGAAGATTAGCGATGAGAAAGAGTTAAAACTACGACTTTCATCTCATCAAGCAGCAAAAGTTGAAGAAAAAATCGGTATGAACTTACTGAAAATCTTCATGCCTGAAGCTGGCGAAGAGTTTCCTTTGCCTCCTTTAAAAGTTGTATTGCTCTTGATTCATGGAGCTTTGCAAAAGTATGAGAATGGGTATTCTCTTGAGGATGTCTACGATCTATACGATGAATACGTGGATAATGGTGGAGACCAAACAACCTTCATGACAGAGGTTTTAATGCCACTCTTTGAAGTGTCGGGTTTTACTCCACGAGGAAGCAAGGGCAAGAAAACTTCCAAGAAGAAAATGACAGTAGTCGAGTAATCTTAACGGTAACGCAGATTATTGAGAGGCTTTATCCTATGTTTTTGGACATCGGGGGTAAGCCTCTTGATTTTTGGGATTTAACGGTGCTTGAAATCAGGGAAATGATTGAAAGCTACAACCGTGTCAAAATCCAAGAGCGTAAAGAGAAGATTATTGACTCGTACAGACTTTCGCAGATGATTTCCAATCACGTTTCTTTATTGTTATCCAAAGATGCCAAGGTTTTTGAGTTCTGGGAATATGCGCCTGAGTTGTTTGTAGAAGAACAACAAGCAGTAGAACAGGAACGACAGAGACAAGCGCTTTTGTTGCATAAGGAACGGATGCGTGATTTTGCAGATAGACATAATCGAAAAAGGAAGGAGGAAATGAATGGCAACTCTTGACGAATTGAAGGTCATGATTGACGCTGAGATAGCGCCTTTCAGGAAGAAGATGAAAGAAGTCGAGAATCAGGTCAAAGGAACATCTGACCAAGTGAAGAATGCCACTGCCAAAATTCGTGAACAGTCGAGCTCAATCGGTAGCGCGTTTGGCAAGCTGGCTAAGTTTGCTGGTTTTGCAATCCTTGGTAAGAAATTGCTTGATGTTGGGATGTATTCAACGCAGACAGCTCTTGAAGTATCAGCGGCTATGAACCAAATTAAGCGCCAGATGGGTGAGAGTTCGCAATCTTTCTTAAAATGGGTTAACGATAACGCTAATGCCATGAATATGGGTGTGGGCGAGGCTACTAACTATGGTGCAGTCTACTCAAACTTATTTTCTGGATTTATCAAAGACACCAACAAGCTAAGCGCTTATACTGCTAAGATGTTGCAGACGTCGGCAGTTGTTGCTGAAGGTTCTGGGCGCACGATTACAGACGTTATGGAGCGGATTCGCTCAGGTTTGCTAGGGAATACGGAAGCGATAGACTTTTGTCGCACCGCTTAGAAATAGGCGGATTAAGAACTTACCAAAATCGGTAAAACTCTAAATTTTAAGTAATTAAAACATGACGATACCGAGGTAAACTAAGCAATTAAAAAGGCTTGGTCACCGTAGAGCATAGGGATTGAACCTGTGCTTTTTGTTTTGTCAAAAAGTATAGAATAAAATATCCCCACGAGTGGTGAGCACCTAGACAATTCGGTTGTAGGTGAAAATATATGCCGAACTTACAAGAAATTGTAAGAAGTATGGATAAAAAGCCATGCGATAACATTATTGAGAAGACCTAGGAATCAACGTTAATGTGGCTATGATTGAGTCTACTGAAGCCTTTAAGAAGTTCGCAAACGGGCAAAGTTGGCAACAATTAGACTACCAAACCCAGCAACAAATCCGCCTAATGGCTATCCTGGAACAGGCTACGGCAAAGTATGGGAATACCTTGTCCAATTCTGTAAATGGACGTATTAGTCTATTTAAGTCTCTGATGAAGGACGCTGCATTGAACCTTGGTAACTCTATGTTGCCGATTATCAATGCCATTATGCCTGTCTTGAACTCTTTTGCCATGGTCTTAAAGAATGTTACTGCTAAACTCGCTGAGTTTATCGCTTTGATGTTCAACAAGAAAGCTACGGTAAAAGATGGTGTTGGTGGTGCAGTTGGAGACATGGGTAACGCCATGAAAGACGCTGCAGGCGGAGCAGGAGACCTTGCTGATGCAGTGGACGACGCTGGAGATTCAGCAGGAGGACTTGCTGATAATCTTGGAGACTCAGCCAAAAACGCTAAGAAGGCCGCTAAAGAGTTGCTAGGTCTTTTGGGATTTGATGAGATTAACATCTTGCAAAAACCAAAAGACGATGATGCAGGCGGTTCTGGAGGCGGTGGCAAAGGTGGTAAAGGAAAGGGAGGGGGTGGCGGACCTTTCAAAGACATCTTGCCAGAAGTCGAGTTGACCGACATGGACAACCAGTTCAAGAGCATTTTTGATGGACTTGGAGATAAGCTCAAAGGGTTGTTTGACCTCTTCAAGAAAGGTTTTGATGCAGCATTTGGACCAGAAGGTATTGAACGCATTAAGACCGCCTTAGACCAAATAGCTAAGACAATGGGAGAAATCGCTACTGATCCAAGAGTTGTGAATGCCTTTAACCGAATGGCTGAGAAAATCGCTTATGCTTTAGGGCAAGTGACAGGCTCAATAGCTACTATCGGTCTAGGTATCGGTGTTTTCCTTGCCGAAAGTATTGCAAATGGTCTTGGAAGGCAAAAAGAACGCATTACCAGGGCGCTAGTCGCTTTGTTTGATAATATTGGTAACATTGCAGAGGCAGTAGGAAACATCGCTCAGGCCTTTTCTAGTGCTTTCTACGACGTCATTACCTCAACCGGTGCGGTTCGTATAGGTAGTGCTATTGTGTCAACTCTATTAAGCTTGACATCTACCATTGTTGAAGTCGGTAGCAAATTAGCAGGAAGTTTGTTTAAAGGTTTTGAAAAAGTCGTTGTGACAAGCGCTCCTAAAATTTCATCAGTCTTCCAAAGTTTATTAGATACTGTTGCGCCTGTATTTGAGAGCATTGAAAGGTCTGTTAACAAATTTGGCGATGGCTTAAGTCGTGTTTATGATGAACATGTAGTCCCTGCTATTAACTCTATTGCTAATGCTTTTAATGGGCTAATTGATATTATTCAAATACTTTGGGAGAATTCTTGGCAACCTTTTGCTGAGTTTTTATCAGGAGTATTCGGTGTTAGTATTGAAGGAATTTCAGATTTATTGGGAGGTGGCCTTTTAGCCACTTTGGGACTATTGGCGGATGCTATTAAGTTAGTGGCAGATGGTTTCGCCGTTTTTTCTGACTGGTGTAAAGAAAACAAAGAACCTATCTTGGCTTTGATAACAGCTTGGCAAACAATTAATTTCTTATCATGGGCTGAACAAGCTGGAGGACTTGCAGGGGCATTCGAATTATTAAGTGGCAAGGTTTCCTTTATTGTTAGCGGAATTAAAAATCTTGGACTAGCTTTGAAAGCTTTGACATTTGATAAATTGGTCAGCTTCGGAGAAACCATCTATTTGAATGCGTTGTACGCAAAAGATTTTGTTGTCAATTCAGGTAAAACAATTGCACAGCTAGGGAAAACTGCTTTAGAACTTGGTAAATCAGCTCTAGCATGGACTGCTCATACAGCGAAAATGGGATTAGCAACCGCGGCGGAATTTGCACATTCTGTGGCAGCAGGAGTCGCTACAGCTGCAACATGGGCTTTTAATGCAGCGTTAGCAGTTTTGACAAGTCCAATAACCTTAGTTATTGCAGCAATCGCAGCCTTAATTGCTATTGGTGTCTTGCTCTACCAAAATTGGGACACTGTTGTTGAGTTTGCTAAAACAGCATGGCAAGGACTATGTGATTTTATCAGTGGTATTTGTCAAGCGATTGGCGAATTTTTCAGCGGTCTATGGACGAAGCTACAAGAAATCTTTGAGCCAATAGGTCAATGGTTTGGCGAGAAGTTCCAGCAAGGATGGGATGCAATAAGCAATACATTTAGCAAGTTGGGCTCTTGGTTTGGTGACCGTTGGAACGAATCTAAAGATGCGCTTGCCGAAGCAAACACTTGGTTAGGTGATAAATTCAAGTCCGGTAGGGATAAAGTGAACTCAGCTTTTGAAAAAGTTGGCTCTTGGTTCGGTGACCGTTGGAATGATATCAAAGATGGAGTAAAAGAAGCTGATACATGGTTTGGAGAGAAATTTGAGAGTGCAAAAAAGAAAACTCAGAATCCTTTCCAAAAAATCGGTTCTTGGTTTGGTGATAGATGGAAAAATATGCAAGATGCCTTGAAAGAAATCCCCAACTGGTTCAAGAATCTGTTTAATGATGCAATGGATAATGCTAAAAACATCGTTAAAAGTGGTATCGATAAACTAAAAAGCTTCTTTAACTTTGATTGGAGCTTACCAAAAATCAAACTCCCTCACTTTAATATATCTGGTAGCTTCAGCTTGATGCCTCCTAGAATTCCATCATTCTCTGTAGATTGGTATGCACGAGGCGGTGTATTCAACTCTCCTAGCATCATTGGGGTCGGAGAAGCTGGTCAAGAAGCGGTAATGCCTCTTGAACGGAATACAGGATGGATTTCTATCTTGGCTCAAAAACTGGCTGAAAGAATGCCTGCTAATAATGTACCTACAGGTTATTCATTACCGGCTGGCGACATCGTTATCCAAATCGCAGGCCATGAGTTCGGACGGGTAGCTATCCAAGAAATTAACAAGGAACATGAACGAGCAGGTCAAACCTTGCTCAAGATTTAGGAGGTTAAATGGCACAATTGACAATCAATGGGGTGGCTGTGAAGCCTCCCAAATCTTTTCAAGTCGGTATTCAAGATATCGATGGAGAGACAGGGCGTAATGCCAATGGCGACATGGTGCGTGACCGTATCACGACCAAACGCAAACTAGACTGTGAATGGGGTATGATGACTCAGGGAGAATTAAGTCAGCTTTTACATGCTGTATCATCTGAATTTTTTGAGGTGTCTTATCCAGACCCCATGGATGGCCAAGTCACAAAGACTTTCTACGTCGGTGATAGGACAGCTCCTAGCTATAGCTTTACTGAGAAGTTTAAACCTTGGTCTGGCGCTAAATTTAATCTGGTAGAGAGGTAAGAAAATGGATGCTTTAACCAGACGACAATTTGACAGAGCCATGTTTGCCAAGGAAAGGACGCTGGCTATTCGTGTTGGTGATTATACTTCACGGGATATCAAAGAGGCTAGTTTTGAGTATGGCTACATCAAGGGCGATACTTATAAGCCTGGTGGAACCTGCGCTGGTAGCGGTAAAATTACCTTTACCAGTATCATTACCACGTTCAATAAGCTGGATACCCTGCACCCTGAGATTGGTCTACTGGTTGGGGATACCTACCAGTGGGTCAAGATGGGGGAATACTTCATCAACGATATTGAGATTGACCGAAACCGCAACACAACCACACTTGAACTTATGGATGGTATGTTTAAGCTCAATCGTGAGTATGTGACAGATTTGCATTTCCCAGCTGAAGTACGAGAGGTTATTCAGGAAATCTGCCTGAAAACAGGCATTGAGTTAGCGAATGACTATTTCGGAATCAGCGCGATGCGTTACCATGTCGAGCAAGTTCCTGAAGGAAAGAAACTTTCATTTAGGGATATGCTGAGCGCTATGACTCAGATGATAGGGATGTCTTGTTTCTTCAACCGAGAAGGGAAGATGGAAATCCGTGATTTAACTGAGTCAAATATCACGATAAACGCAGACAGTTACTTCCTACATGGTTTAACCAAGAGTGAGATTGAGTATCAGATAGCTGGTATTACTTGTAAGACAGATAAGAAGCCTCTTACGGTTGGTATGAAGACAGGTCGGTCTTTGGAACTAGACAATGTCTTCATGACCCAGAGCGCTTTAAATGACCTGTATTACAATCTGAAAAACCTGACTTACTATCCGTATAATCTCAACTACCAAGGGCATTTACTGCTTGAGGTTGGGCAGTGGGTAACCATTCAGACCAACAAGAAAGAAACCTTTAAAGTTCCTGTCTTAAGTCAGAGCTTTACTTTCAAAGGTGGTCTAAGAGGTCGTATCAGCGCAGATAGTAAAGCTGGAAATGATACGCAGTATTCTTACGAGGGTACGATTACCAAGCAGATTAAGCAACAAGATGGCATTGAAGCCAAAATCCAAGCGCAGATAGAAGCAGCAGACGCA